AACAAACTTCAAGTGGGTGCCCAAAGAAGACGCTACCAATACGGTGCATAGGGTACTGCAACCAGCCATACGGTTTACCAAAGACGAGTGCCTTGACCTACCACCTATGGTGTATACCAAAAGAGAAGTACCTCTTACCCGACAACAGTTGAAGTACTACAAAGAACTGAAGAACAAGATGGTAATGCAGGCGGCAGGGGAACAGATAAGTGCTGCCAATGCCGCAGTTAACATGAACAAGTTACTACAAATATCCGCAGGTGCAGTGTATACCGACAAGGGGGACGCAGTAGAGTTCGACATATCCCCCCGATATAAGGTACTACGTGAAGTCATAGACGAGTCTAGTAAGAAGGTGCTAGTGTTCGTACCCTTCAAACATACTATCGACCTACTGACTACCAAGCTACGCGATGACGGTATACCTACTGAAGTCATACGTGGGGATGTGAGTGCCGGTAAGCGTACGGAGATATTCAAGCGATTCCAAGAAGCTGATGATCCTAGAGTGCTGGTCATACAACCCCAGTCAGCGGCGCACGGTGTAACACTAACTGCGGCAAACACGGTGGTATGGTGGGCACCGACAAGTTCCTTGGAAACCTACGCGCAAGCCAACGCTCGTGTACACAGATCAGGCCAAGATCACAAATGTACCGTCGTCCAGCTTCAAGGTTCGCACGCAGAGAAACGTGTTTACGCACTACTCGATAACAGAATAGACATTCACACAAAAATGATTGACCTTTACAAAGAAATACTTGACTAGCTAATAATAAGGCAATAAAGTGTACGTCCCGTTAGTAAAGGAGCGTGTAATGAGTGAAGGAAAGTCTACCGCCGAACAGTTGACCAAGGTTTATCTCAAGATTAAAGATAAGCGTTCAGAACTATCGGCGGCGTTTAAAGAAGAGGACGGCAAACTGACTGAGCAGATGGACAAGGTAAAGAAAGCCTTGTTGGAGTACTGCAAGGAGCAGGGCGTCGATAGTGTAAAGACCTCAGCAGGATTGTTTTATAGGTCTGCCAAGACTAGGTACTGGACTAGTGATTGGAGCAACATGCACGAATTTGTTTTAGAGCATGAGGCACCCGAGTTATTAGACAAACGACTAAATCAGGCAAACATGAAGCAGTTTTTGGAAGAGAACCCCGACCTTGTGCCTAAAGGTCTTAACGTAGACTCAGAATATGTAGTCTCAGTAAGGAGGAAATAATGGCGGCATTTGTCCCAATTGAAAACGTAGCGAAGCACTTTGCAGTGTCTATCTCTACCGTACGTGCGTGGATACGCACCGATAAAATCCCGAGCGATACCTATATAAAGGTAGGTTCTACTTACAGGTTTAAGTTACCGGAGTTAGAAGCCGAACTTTTGGGTAAGCCTACGGCAGTTGTAAATGAAGCACCCCAAGATGACGTGATGTACGAGCAGTTAGAGTTAGACTTGGATGAAGACGCCTGATGAGTAGCAATGGACTACGCCGAATCAGTATACGTGGTGGCAAGTTTCACGTTATAGCTGATGGTGAAGAAGTTACTAGAGACTTAGGTTATATGGATGTGGTTATAGTAAATGCCGCTCCAGTTTCTCGCGCTTACTATGGCGATGCGTACGACCCCAATAGGGTTGCGGTACCTACGTGTTGGTCTGCCGACACACAAGTACCTTCAGTAGATGTACCCCAAGAGCAACGGCAAGCAATGCGTTGTATGGACTGCCCTCAAAATATAAGAGGTTCTGGCCAGTATGGGGGTAGGGCTTGCCGGTTTGGACAACGGTTAGCAGTTGTATTTCGGGATAAACTCGAAGAGGTGTATCAGTTACAGATACCTGCCACGTCTATATTTGGCAGTGCTAATAGCGGAGATATGGGTATGCAAAACTATGCTCGGTTACTCGCTAAACATGACACGCCTGTAGTTACTATCACCACCAAGATTTATTTTGATGAGGGTAGTGCAGTACCAAAACTTTGCTTTAAGCCGGTAGACCGCTTAGACGAAGACACACTTGAGAGGGTTTCGGCCATGATTGACCATGAAGATACTATTCAGGCTATCACTATGTCTATCCCTACAACAAGTGAACCTGTGTCTCCGTTTGGTGTGGTGGAAGGTTTCGAGCTAAATGCAAACTAATTAATTAGGATTTATCAAATGGCTACAAATAATCAATATGTAATCTCAAACGTCGAAGCCTTATGGCCCCGTATTAACAAGACTTACAAGTTCGATAACGCAGAGAACCGCACTGTACCGTGTGACGCGTTTGACGAAGGCGCTAAGTATGAGACCCGCTTCCGCATGACTAAAGACCAAGCCAAGGCTCTGTTCATGGAGATGGTTAAAGCGTACGAAGCCAAGAAAGAAAAGGGTTGGCCCGACAAGTTCGATATGCCCTTCAAGAAAGAAGAAGATGGCACTTACACGCACAAAGCATCCCTGAAAGGTGCGTACGGTAAAGACGCTACGTTTAAGCCTGTACAATACGACGCAAAAAGCGTTAAACTACCAGACGACTTCATGCTTACCACAGGTAGCACTGTCAACGTAGCGGTTACGTTTACTCCATACAACATGCGCGAAGCGGGTGTGTCTCTCCGATTACGTGCGGTACAGGTTATTAAGTATGTACCTATGGAAGCCGCATCGCCTTTCGGTGCTGTAGAAGGTGGGTTCCAGTTCTCAGCGGAAGATAACCCGTTTGAAGTAGCTGAAGCCCCTGCCCCTGCCCCCGCGGAAGTAGTAACTGATGAGTTGTTTGGGGATGATGAACCCGCGCAAGTCGAGGAGCCAAAGAAAGTAGTTAAGAAGAAAGCTCCTGCACCGAAAGCATCTGACGATGCACTGGCTGATATAGTAGCCGACTGGGACGACTAATAGTCTCTCACTGTAACAACTACACCCATAGCTAGGATGACTACCGAAAAGGGCGTGTAAGCGCCCCTGCTATGGTACCTCTCGGAATTAGGTACTATTTATGAAAACAGAAGATTTTTTAAGGAGGGTATTGGGGGAAGACGGGCATTACTGCTTGTTCTCTTTCCGTACGAAGGATGACAGGAGGGTACAGAAGTTCTACACCTCCGTAGGGGATATGGCTGATGCCGCACGTGACCTAGACAGCAAAGGGTATGATTCTTATTTTGCACTTAGTACATTTAAAGAAACAAACTCACGCAAAGTAGATAACGTACACCAGCTAAAGTCTTTCTTTTTAGACCTCGACTGTGGGGCTACCAAGGACTATCCAGATCAAGATAAAGCCCTTGTAGCATTACAGGGGTTCTGTAAGACGTTATCACTACCCAAACCTAAACTGGTTAACTCTGGGCGGGGCGTTCACGCATACTGGTTCCTTTCGGAGTCGATAGGGCTGGACGACTGGCTCCCTGTGGCAGAGCGCCTAAAGAAGTTATGTGTTGAACACGGACTACTGGCTGACCCCGCCGTCACTGCCGATGCCGCTAGGGTACTGCGTGTACCTACTACGCACAACTACAAGACTGACCCACCATCACCTGTAGAGTTCTTTGGGGATGACCATCCTGATGACGTAGACTTTGACAAGTTCTCTACGCTGTTGGGAGGGGGGTTGATACCAGTACCCAAGAAAATGATCCCCTCGGGTAGCAACGCCGTCATGGATGCGTTGATGGGTAACAAGCAAAACAAGTTTAAAGACATCATAGCTAAGACCATGAACGGCACTGGTTGCGACCAGATAAAGACTATATGGAAAGACCAAGAGAATTGCAGTGAACCCATGTGGAGAGCGGGACTGTCTATCGCTAAGTTCTGCGTGGACTCCGAATCTGCGGCTCACAACATATCTAAGAAGCACGAGGGCTACACTCCCGAGGACACGCGGGATAAGATGGAACTGATTAAAGGCCCATACAAGTGTACGTCTTTTGACGAGTTTAATCCTGACGTGTGCCCGAACTGCCCCAACTGGGGCAAGATAAAATCTCCCATAGTGTTGGGCAGTAGCGTGGTGGAGGCAACGGGGGAAGACAACATCGTAGAAGTACCCGCGTTAGACCTACCCTTTGCGCCTGCCACTACCTATATTATTCCGGCATATCCTAGACCTTTCTTTAGGGGAACCAACGGTGGTGTTTACATACGGACTACCAATGCCGAGGGCGATCCTGATGAGAAGGTCGTATATCACAATGACCTGTACGTGGTTAAACGTATACAAGACGTGGAGATGGGCGAGGCTGTAGTTGTCAGACTACACTTACCTAAAGATGGAGTTAGGGAGTTTACAATCCCACTTACCTCCGTTACCTCCAAAGAAGAATTACGGAAGCAGATGTCCATGAATGGGGTTGCTGTTTCGAGGATGGACGATCTTATGACTTATATGACTACTTGGGTAAACGAGTTACAGGCTACCAGCGTTGCGGACGAAGCACGTAGGCAGTTTGGGTGGACTGACGATTCGTACACATCGTTTGTAGTAGGTAACCAAGAAATATTTGAAGATAGTATAAAGGCCAACCCTCCCTCTACTCCCACAGTGGGCTTGTTCCACGCGTTTGAACCCAAGGGTACTTTGCAAGAGTGGATCGACATGGCTAACTTCTACGACCGTGACGGGTTTGAACTACATCAGTACATAGTTGCGTCCGCGTTTGGATCACCTCTTATGGCACTTAGTCCGGTAGCTTGCTCGGGGTTCCACGTGCATAGTAAGGAGAGTGGCCTTGGTAAGACTACTGCTATGTTCGTAGGGGCATCTGTATGGGGCAACCCCGAAGAGTTAGTGCTGGATAAGAACGATACGCAAAACTCTAGGATGCTACGTGGAGAAGTGTACCATAACCTGCCACTGTACATTGACGAGATGACTAACGCTAAAGGCGACGACCTATCAGACATGGTGTACCAACTGACTGGGGGTAAACAGAGGAACCGCATGACTGGCGGTGGGGCAAATACGGAACGGGCACGCGGTAAGCCTTGGAGCCTACAGGCTGTCACTACAGGTAACACTAGCATCATCGAAAAGATAAGCATGTACAAGAATGGGCCGAAGGCGGAGGCTCAACGTATGCTAGAGACCAAGGCAGTTAAGCTGTTTAAAGAAGCGGGAACTAAGAGCATTACTGATGCCCACGCACGCAACGCTGTGTCCATATACGGCCACGCCGGAACGGTTTACATACAGTACGTTATGAAGAACCTAGAAGAAGTAAAGAAGCTACGCGACTCCGTGCAGGCAAAGATAGATGAAGTGGCAGGACTCACTGCTGAGAACCGATTCTGGTCAGCAGGTGCGGCAAACAACCTGACAGGTGTACTCGTGGCTAAGAAGATAGGACTAGTTAACTACGACACTAACAAGCTGTTTAAGTATGTTATCAAGTTA